CAAACTCGACTGGTGCATACTTCTTTTCCATCGTGATGCAAGCTTTAGCAAGCTGAGTCCCACGCATACAGTTCGGATATTTCTGCACCATTCTGTAACGGGGATTGCCGTTCTTATACCAACCGATTATCTGATTCGACTTGACGTAAATCTGACTTCTCGGATTCACCCATCTGAAAAGGTCATCGATGCTTTTAACACCTTCGACATTTTCGACCAGGATGTACAGCTTAACACCGTACATTTTTGCTCTTACAAGTCCACGATGGAAGAATCCATGTCTCTGCACGTAAAGGTCTTGTATGAGCCGTATACGGCCTTCTGGGATGCCATTTTGGAAGCAGATGTCATTAATGTCTTGTTCCGGAAATCGATTGGAGTCATCATCCGTTATGGCTCTGTACAGCAACTTGCCTACACCTTCCATATCGAAATGCATGGTGCTTTCCAACGATTCCCAGATAGCTTTCTTTGGCATCTGTTTTGCTTGCACATCGTTTATCAATTCCAAAATGTCCTTTTTGGTATCCACAGCAATAGATGAATTACCGGCTAATTGATAATCTCCGCAGACCAGTGTGCATCGGTTAACATGAACTCCGTTTGCTACAAACCATTCGTGCTTCTTGTCATGCTTCCTTGCTTGCTGTCTGGTGTCTTCAAGAATTATCATTGAATCCACCCCCTATTAAGTGAAGGGGGTTTCTTCGCCAGAACCTTCCGGAACGTACATGAATCCACCAGGCATATATGGGTTCTGTTGCTGTGGCATCTGCTGTGCCTGATACTGGTGCTGTGCATGATACCCTTGTGGCATCGTATTTGCCACGACAGGAGTATTTTGGTACTGCGGTGGCATATTTGTGCCATGTGGAACAAAAGCCTGATTCTGGGGCATATTCTGCTGTGGAGCAAACTGCTGCGGAGGTGCTGTCTGCTGTGTCTGCTGAGATCCGGAATTCTTGCTTTCCACGAATTCAAAACTTTCGACAGCAACATCGGTGGTGTACACCTTGTTACCATCTTTATTTGTGTAATTGCTTGTCTGAATTCGACCGGAAATTGCGATCTTATTTCCTTTGATAAAATACTTGGAAATCGTTTCTGCGGTTTTCCCGAAAGCAACGCAACTAATGAAGTCTGCTGTCGGTCCACCTTCCTTCTTGTATGCTCTGTCGCAAGCTACGGTGAACTTAGCTGTCGAAGACTCGCCATTCTGGTAAAGGTCTACATCACGGGATAATCTCCCAAGTAACTGAACGTGATTCATAGAAGTCCTCCTATAACATGATTTTTGCATCCTTTTTTGCGACCCAGATTCTGATGTCCGGAAACTCTTGCTGTAAATACCTCTGGAACGCATCAGGATGCCCATTTGTGCTTGATATATGTATCAGCCCTACTGTCTTTAGGGTAGGTTTGTAAATCGTCTGTATGAACCTTTTACACGTTTGCAGTTCCATGTGCCCACACCATACGTGCTGAATGTTTGGATCGGTCACCTCCACATATTCGTCACTATAGTTGCACTCAATCAGTGCGTGGTTGATGCCTACACTCGACATATCGTATGGGCACATCTCTGCATCTGTAACGAAAAGAAGTCTTCCAAACTCTTTGTGTTGTATTAAGAATCCGTCACACTCAGTCTCGTTGTGAGGAACTCTAAAAGGAACTACGCTATATCCTCCGATTATCTTCTCATAATTACGATAAATTTCTGGCACAGGAGTCTCAGCCATACTTTCCGGTGTCATGTATATCGGGAAACCATATCGAAGATACTCGTTTATGAATTTGGCATGGTCGGTGTGCCGGTGAGATACAATACATCCGGATACTCTGGAAACGTTATAGTTGATAGCTTTCAGCATTTCTTTTGTCTTTACTCCAGCTTCGATAAGCAATGTCTCTTTCTTGGTCTGGAGCGCATATCCGTTTCCACTAGATCCCGAATTAATTACAATCACTTCGGCGATGACAACCACCTCCCTCCGTCACAGTATATGAAAATGATGGATGTATCCCCAGGAAATAACTCCACCATTGAATGAAGATTAATGATGACGCTTCCGGTCATCGTGATCATCGTCATCCCAGTTATGAGATGAAAACAAAACAGCAGTAATCAGAACTCCGAAACAGCATCCAAGGAAGAAACTAATTGATACGGCAATCAATGTAGTCATTGCTCTACCTCCGTCATTTCACCGTCAATAATGAACGGTTCGGAGTTTTCCTTTTCGGTAATTTCTTCTCTGGACTGACGATACGTTTCATCCATTTCTATCATGGACTGATTTGCGATGATGCTCATGTCTTTCGGGAATCTCCGGATGGCATTATTTCTCATCTTACGAACGATCATTGATTCCGATGAATCCAACCAGGCTGCTGAAATATATGGTTTTGCGATCTCGCATTTCAACATATCATCTACTGTCTGGCACTCCCTCAATGCAGAGTAGATTTCCTCTTTTTTCTGGTTGATTTTATCCTTCTGGTCTGCTGTTGCATCATATCTGTTTTTAGCAAATCCAAATGTTTCATTCATCAAATTATTGCGGATATGCGCCATCAGATTAACCTTAACACTGTCTCTTTCAGCAATCAGATAATCCTCTCCATCCTTACCTTTCAGCTTGATAGGATATACTACTCTGACTACTTTATTCGACAATCCTTTTGGTTCCCATGACGGTGGTTCAATCTCCATTCCCCTACGTTTCGGGTATGTAAAATCATCACCTTCACACACTTCCCAGACCGGATAAACCTTCTGAATATTCACTCCGAAGTGACGGAGCATGGCATCATAACCATTCCCCATCACTCCCATTTCGACCTCTTTTTTCCATTCATTTCCAACCTTTTTGTTACGAAGCTGGAAGAAAACTTCTGCCGGAAATGCGGTCGCAGACAGCTTCAAAGAAGCACATCTGATGACAATATCTCGCAGATTTGAAGTATCAATCTGCGAGAGATCCGCTTTATCAGTTGACTGTACAAGCTGATATATTGCAGACATACAGTCCGTAGCACATTTCTTGGAGTAGTCATCAAACGCAATCATTCCAGATTCGAACCTGGCTGATACTTCGTTTAATGCCCAGTTCGTCCACGCTCCAAGATTAGTGGTGGAAGTAACATTTAATTCGTTTGGCATATGCCCCTCCTTTATTCGTAAGTGTTCTGCCAGACTCTTGTCGGCAGAAGGTCTGTCTGATCGCCACGCTCTGCGAAGAATCTTCTCATGGCACAGGAAATGCTTTTGGTCTTGTAATACTTCCGCTGTCTTCCAAGACATTTTTTGCCATCGCTGTCAATCACACAATATTCGACTGTTGTTATGGTTCTCATATCATCCCTCCTTAAAGATTTCCCACATATCGACCACACCGTATTTCATGATCGACAGTTTCTTATCGGCTTCGATATCAGACGGCTTGTTATCGCACTTGAAAGCCTTGCAGATAGTCGGCCTGACCGGATAGATCCGGCACTTCTTTTCGTGCTTTGTCGTGTCCAGAAACGGACACGTAAGATCAAACATTTCTCCATCTGGTGTAGGCAGAAAGTGCTTGCAGGTCTTGACATTGTTCTTCTTCACATACCGCTTTATCTCTTTGATTTCACTGGAAGAAACCGGCAGTATGGCTGAACAACAATTACCGCATTCTACGCACTTTCCGTCCTTTGTGAAGTTATATACACCAGATTCATATTCTTCTAAGATCTGTTGCAAACTTCCAATATTCATGCCACCTTCACCACCAGTTCCGGATCGTCAGTTACCTTAAGGAGGATAAGCTGACTATCTACATGGGGCTGATTGTCTGAACTCAGGCACTCAGCATTGTCCAAAAACAGTGGCAGATAACAATCATAATGCTTCTGGAATGCTCGAATAATATCGATACAAGTCAACAGCAAATGACCTTGATTAATGTTCAGACCATCGACTCCTTCATGAATAATTCGTACTGTAGAATTAACTCCACCAGACTGATATTCATCAATCAGAGAGAACCTGGCTATCTCAAAATAGCTGTTAATTTTATCAGAAAGCATCTTGGATCTCGTCACACAGAACTCCTCCAGAAGGATTACTTTCTGCTCTGCAAAAGCAATTCTCTGCCCGATTTCTTTCTTTTCTTCTTCCAATTCTTCCAGCCTCTGACGGATGTTTTTATTATTGTTCTCTACCGTCTTGACACTGGAAATCTGGTCACGGATGACGTTGATATTTCCCTTGCACTTCGTAATGTCCAAAGACAGTTCGTATTCTTTGTCTTTGTTATCCTTCGTTGAACTCAGTTTTGAAACGAGAGATTCCAGTTCATTCCGCAGCGCATTCAGTTCTGCATGATCCGACAAATCAGGGTTATCAGTGGATGCATCGAACTCTTTCTTTGCATCATCCATATATCCCTTTGCTGTCAGAATCGTGCCAGCAATGTCTGCTTGTTCAAGAACTAAAGAATGCTTTTCTTCTTCAAACTTTGTAATCTTGCCCTTCAGATCCCAACCACGTTTCTTGGATGCTTCCGCGTCCGATTTCTTCCTATCGAGAAAGTCTTTGTTGATCTTGTCAATCTGCTCTCTCGGCAGAATCTGTCCGCAACATTTGCAGACGGTGGCAGATGAATCCAATTCTCTAGCCTGGATTTCCTTATACTTCAGACCCTCATCTTTAAGTACATCCTGAAGGTCTTTAACCAAAGTCTCTTTTCGAGAGATTTCTCTCCGGAGCAACTCTGCTTTTTCTTCCAGAAGCGTATATGCCCTCTTCTTATCCGCATATACCTTGTATAACTTTTCGTGTTCAGTCCTTGCTTTGGAAGTCTCTTCCATGACAATCTGGTTGATTTTGTTCTGGATCTCAATCTGTTTCTTCCGAAGTTCTGCCTGAGACGAATCACTCTTCAGCTTTTCGTACTCTGCTGTGAGAGATTCCAGTTTGGCTTCCAGAGTTGCTTTCTCTTCTTCTATAGAGGAAACATCCGGAACGTCCTTCAGCTGCAATGACAGTTCGTCAATCCGAATCGGCAAAGTTTTCTGATTTTTCTCCAGTTCCAGTTTTTCCCGTTTTGCCTTGGTAGTTGCATCCTTTGTACCAAGTGCCAGAACATCATCTGCGATAGGACTCCAGTGTTCTGGATTGCTTTTGAGAATATCTTCGTCAGAAAGGTCACCGCAAAGTTCCAGAAGCAGACTCATCTTTCCTTTCTTTCCCTTTACATCGTCATTTGGCAAATCCATGAAGTAATCCGGATTTGTCAGCAGTTTGAATGTTTCCGGATCAATGATGCTCTCAATAAAAGCAGTGAACTCTGCTTCCTTCTTCGGAATGCCATCGATTTCATAAGTGTTCTCATTTCCTTTGAAAACTGTCTGGTCAGTACCCCTGACCCTTGTGAATTTCTGTTTCTGGGTCTTCGTGATGCTACATGGTTTATCATTGATGACCATACTCGCAGTGACGCTAACCTCTACGTCATTCACCAGAGATCCGTCTGCGTTTCTAGGTCTTGAAAAAGCATTTACACCTTTATCTGTCAGACCCAGGCTATTTGTGTTATGCAACAGCCATTCAAATGCATCATAGATGGAACTCTTTCCGGTTCCATTCTTTCCGGAAATCTCCGTAAGAGTCTGTCCGAAGCTGATGGTTTGTTCTCGGACTCCTTTAAAATTCTTCATGTAAAGCGATAACAGTGTTACTTTCATTGTTCTCTCCTTATTTAATCTTGCTTTTGTCAACAAGCTTGGTATAATGGAGATGGAAATCGGAACACACACAAACCGATTTTCTCTCCCCATAGGGCTTTAGGTTGTCCCCACAACTTAAAGCCTTATTCCCTTTTTAGTAGAAATCCATGTCTGGTAGGTATGCTCCCTGTTTTCGTTCTTCCGGTCTTTAATGGATTTCGGCTCAAGGTTGCTCAACACTTCCGGAACGTCCATCGCCAGATAACCGACCGTCCCGATGATCCCGAAAATCAGGATGCATACCAATGCAACTCCCCACAGTTTGCCGTCCAGAAACATCCCAGACAGAACCACACCGGCAAGTCCAGTGCAAAACATCCGGTAGCTAAGTTTATTTTTCATTTGTTCTCCCCCTCTTTTCTTTTGCCGTCACCGTTATCCCCAATATCAACGACAGCACTTCGCACACCTTTGAAATATTCAACTCCCCAGTTATTTCAATTTTCGGATCGTTCACTCCTTAACCCACTCCCCAAGAGACATCTGGTTGTTCGACATAGCTACTGCTTCTTGAAGTTCATACGGAAATTCGTATCTTCTTATGAACTCTATTACCATGTCGGTCTGACTGCTTTTGATGAAATCTTGATTTGTAACACCAAACTCTCTTCTAATCTGCATATTCAAGTCAGAATACGCTCGATCTCTAAGTTTCTTGCCTTTCCCATCCGTCCCGTCTCTATATGCGTTCGATGATTTTCCACCAAGTAAAGTAACAATTTTGTTGTTCCTGGCTGTCGTTATCCTGTTTTTGTCTGCACAAGTCAGTGGCATATTTTTAAATTTGTCTATGATCGTGCCAAGTCCTTTTTTTACTCCGTTCATCTCTGTTGCGAGAGTTTCGAAACCACTTTTCGTAGCTTCAGCAAGGCTATTTATTTTTTCGTTTGTCTTATCTGCATTTTCTTTTGTTGCCACCGCAAGTGCGTTGACAACCGTCATTGTTTCGTTGATTCTTTCGTCAAAATTCGGTAATCCTTTCATTGCACTATATCCTCCACAGTTGCATTTAACATTGTTTCTGCCCACTCTCTCACCAGGCTTATCGCAGACAAATAGCTTTTTCGTTCCGTATCAGGAAGACGTTCAAATTCTTTTCCAAGGTATATATATCCACCGTTCTTTTCCAAGAAAGAAGCAACGCTTTGACAGAAGAAAATGCAATCGGTCTTCAGCTTTTCGTTGTACTTCCTTACCGGATCATCCGCACCGTTAAGAATGGTTTGCTTTTCTTTTTCAAGCTGCTTTATCTGTGCTTCAAGTTCTGCTTGCTTCTTCTTGCTTTGTTCAGCAAGTTTATCCATATCTTTCACGTACTCGGACTGTCTTTTCTTTAAGAAAGCGTAATCGTCTGGAGTTACTTTTACAGTCTTTGTAACTACTTTCGGTTCTTTGTTCTTTTCCTCTTCAAGCTGAAACTGAAGGTAGTCACGTTCTTCTTTGAGGTCCTTCATTTGTTCCTTTATTTTTTGAAAAGCTTTGTTCGTGGACAACTTTCCTTCATCCCAGTCGGCAAAATCTTCAGCGGAAAGAAGGTTTTTGTTTTGAATGATTGCTGTTTCATGTTGCATGTTGCTTCTTGATGTCCCCATCTCTTTTGCAACAGCTTCTTGTATTCCTTTTAATCCGGGGGTAAATTTACCCCTAGAATCTTTCATCCTTCTTTCGACTCGCTTTGTATAAATTGCTTCACGTTCTGTTCTGGAAAAATCTTTCCTATCTTCGTTTTCAGAAACTTCAATGTCAAAATCATGATCTGAATCCCTAGTATCCATCATTTTGACATCTATCTGCTTCCACCCCAAAAACTTGCATGCTCGAAGTCTTCTTTCCCCTGCAATCAATTCATAGTTTTTATTGATAACAGGAGAATTGATAAGGCCACATTGTTTAATGTTTTCCGCAAGTTCTTGTATGTCCCCGAAATCCTTACGAATTCTGTCTTTTACAATGATTTTGTTAATATCAACAATCATTTGTAGTATTACCTCCTATTGTTGAGTTATTCTCAACTTTTTTGGCAAAAAAATATACGTGGATCTCTTCTGCTGGAATATCCAAGAGAGTAATGGCTTTATCTATTTCTGCCTGTGTCCATTCTACATTGTTATTAACTTTGTAACTAATAGTCTGACTAGAAATATGCATTGCATCAGCAAAAGATTTCTGCGTATTGAATTTTTCTTTGATTCTTCCTTTTAATTTGCTGTAATCATATACCATTGCTTCCAATTTGTTCACCTCCTTAAAATGTATTTGTTGAGGTTTTCTCAACTAATGTCATGGTATCACGTATTCTTCGTGCTGTCAATATCAAAATGTAGAAAATCTCAACTTTTTTCAAATCCTAGTTGATTTTTTCGAAACTACCTATTATAATCAAAATTAAAGAAATCTTGAATTTTCAAGAGAAAGGAGATGATAGAAATGACGAAAGTAGAATTTCGATATAGATTAAAAGAAGCAATGGACAGAAATAATATGAAACAAGCGGATCTTGTGGAAAAAGGATTCGATAAAGGCCAAATTAGCGCATGGTTATCCGGACGATACCAACCAAGGCAAAAGAACATAGATAAACTGTCTCGCATCCTCCAAGTTTCGGAAAGTTGGCTGATGGGTTATCCCACACGTATGGAACGTTTTCCTTCTGATGATGCAGAGCATTTTAATACTAAAGTTGCAGATTTCAATGAGAGAAGGAATAAACGAATCATAGATATGAAGCTGTCTGATTCTGAACTTGATATGATACAAAGACTACGTCGGCACCAGGATGAACCTGAGTCGCAATCATTTTACATAGATCCGGAATCTCAGATGATTGCACAGGAAGTCTTCCAGAATCCAGAACTTCGGATGCTATTCAAAGCATCTAGGGATGTTAAGCCAGAAAGCATCCGACTAGCTGCGGAAATGTTGAAGCAAATGAAGTCCACCAACCCAGATGGATAAGAAGTACAAAAATTTGTAAATTGGAGGTGATAACATTTTTTACACGAAAGGGGGAGTGGTATATGGATAATGTTTTTGTTTACCTTACTAAGCTACCCGATGGTATAGATGAATTTGTTGTGCCGTGTCTGGATGGGCATACTGTCTACATTGATGAATCGTTGGATGACAAGCACAAGCGAAAAGCATATGACCATGCGATTAGACATATCAAAGAAATGGATTTCGAAAAGGACAGCGTTTCTGAAATTGAACACGAAGCAAGAAGGAGGTGATAAGGATAAAAAGGGTAGGGATTTATTTAAGAGTCTCGACAGATCGTCAGGCGAACGAAGGTGACTCCATACCGGCACAGCGAGATGCTCTGGTGAAATACGTTATGGAGCATGATGACATGATTTTGG